GCTAGTGTAGATTTCCCTGTCCCTCCTTGGCCGTAGATCGTTAGAATAAATGTAGGCTTTGTGCTTGCTGTCGTACGTTGAATTTCCATACTAATTCCCAAACCCTGAAAGAATAATGATAGCGAGAGAGATAACTGATACAAACCAAGTAGAGGGAAGGAGCTGTGTGTGGATTTGTTTCCATCCTTTAGCGTATTTGTAGATCATACTGTTTGAAGTAAGTTAGGGTTTTCGTAGATGTTGCCGACTACTTCGCTGTCTTTCCATTCGTCAAACACACCATAACCACTAAACGCACCTGCTGATTCGTCCCACTGAACATCGAACAGGTTTCCTTTTGGAAATGCCCAATGTTGGATAATATCCCCCTCATAAATCTCCTTCCCGTTTTTATCTTTTAGACCTGTGAATTGCATGACACGAAGATGATTTGCCTCGAATATCTCATCCATGTGAATCTGTTTTATAAATGTCCACGAAAGCATTTTCTCAACTCCTTTAGAAGCATTCCAAGCCCTGAATTTTATCTCCCGCATATTAAACAGTTTCAAGATTAGATTTATCACACGAGGTGCAAGTAGAAGTCTTCGGATGTTGGCACGGTTCCCCAGGACGGAGACAATACCGACAAACTATCTTCCCTTCATGTATTACACGGTCTTTAGTGAGACAGGCACCACGCCAACATCTGTCTAATTGCATCTTTATGTATTCCTGTTGAATCTCTGGTGTTACATCTATTTTCATACGAGGTGTATATCTTCAACACCCCATTTAGTCTGTGTTCTAACCTCTAATCCGATGCATTCTTCTAGCGCAAGAGCCAAACATTCTGTTGCGCTTTTAGCCTTAATAACGGTTACGCCTGTTTTAAATGCACCAAGAGGTTGCATCTCTTCCTTCAACTTAACGAAATATTCTTTCATACTAGATAACCCCATTAACCTCTAAGATTGTTTTAGCCGTACCCACGTCCCCTTTCATAAGGGCAGAGATTACGTTTGAGGCGTCCCAGCGTGCTAGCTTGCGGCAGTTCTCCATCAAAACCTGCTGTCCGGCTTCGTACTTCACTCCGTTCTTCTCTCGTGTAACTTTAGGGATAAGCTCTGGGTAGTCTTTTATCTTGTAGCAGATCATGCCGACCTGACTGTTTGTTGCTAGTTCCATACTAGACTTTGGTTGCATAAAAGAAGCAGCCATGGCACAAGTCCTGACCTTCGTAGTACGTTGTTTCTTCTACCTCGTTCTTACAGTCTGTACACACCACCAGAGGCTTTAATAGCCCCAAGGAGCGCATGTCCGCGTCAAGTTGAGCTTTGGTACCCGCAAATGCCCAGATCGTCGTGCGTAGTGTTTCCATATAGCGTGAGATGCCTGTTAAGGCTTTAGATGCTATTTAGTTGTTCTCGCGTTTGAAACAGCTTGCACACAATTTAACTTTCAACACTGCATTGCGTACATCATCGAAGGCACTTAGTTCTCTCCCACATCTCAGACAGTCGTTGCACTCGCCGCACTCCTCTCCGAGATAATCTTTTCCGCATTTCTCACACGTTGTAGTATCCATATCTTTAGATGCCCGTAGGCGTTAGATGATATGAGGCACTGGCCTCTTATGCATTAAATATACTCCCTAGCGGTTAGGGCGTCAAGAGATAGTTATGCACAAGTCATTTAGCTAACCTTAGCCTTAAATCTAGCGTTCCCTTTATCAGACATCTTTTTGATGAATGCCATGTATCCTTCCTCTCCCATCTTAGCTTTCCGTGCTTCCGCGCTCTTCTTACCAAGCTCGGAGTAAAACTTCTTTTGCATCTGTTCTTTTGTCATATAGTTTTTATGCTAACGGTTCGCATACTGCCTTACCGTTAGGGAATAGTCAAGCAAACTAATACTCCTTGACGGGTTTAATCGACAAGGAGTACAGTCGTTATGTCTAGTAACGATAGCTCAGTTGTACCTCATGTCCAACCGGCTGTCAATTATCTGGCAGGTGGTTATTTTTTATTCTTTTGGAGGATATGAGTTATTACTTTCCGCACGATTACGACGCTCTTAATGACGATAAATTACTTCAAGTAAGAGGCGAGTTTGGACTTGAAGGGTATGCGCTATTTTGGATGTGTTTAGAGACGATGGCGAAGAATGAGGATGGCCGACTAAAGGCCTCCCTAATAGGGGGGCTATCACTTGGCTATGGTGTTGATAAGGCAAAGTTACAAGCATTTCTTAAGTACTGTGTAGAGCTTGGTCTATACGAATCAGATAAGCAGGGTTATTTCTCTAAAAGAATGAACGAACACAAAGAACAGTTTAATTTGTTTAAGGTTAGCGGAAAAAAAGGTGCCGAGAAGAGATGGAAGAATAGGGAGACTAATAGCCCCCCTATTACCTTCCCCATTAGCCCCCCTTATAGCAATAAAAGAAAAGAAGATAATATAAAAGAATATAATAGTATTACTAGGATTAAAAATTTATCTTCGTCTGTTATTCCAGGTATGTGCTGTGACTGTATTGAGATGCACAGAGACGATCAACCCCATAATATTAAAAAATAGAATATGAAACACGCCATTGTTACGATCACATTTACTGGAAGCAGAGAAAAGCAATTTCTAGATGATATTAGAAAGTTACTTGAAAACAATTATAAAATTATTGAAAGATTTGAGCTGTACGAAAGAGGTTGGTTTGGAACAGGGAAAAACAAAGTTGTTTTGGTGTTGGAACAACAGATTTGTTGACTCTTCTAACGGTTAGTAATAAAATACAATCAGATTAAATATCTCCGTCCTAGCTGAATGACGGTTATTGATTCAGAAGGTAACTGACAAGGGAGTGGAGGAAAGCGGATAGCACTCCCTTTGTCGCCACCTTTTGTGCTATATTGAGGATATGGCTCAAACAGACTTAAACATGCAAGTTTCTTGGCAAGAGTTGAGTAGTGTAAAACCTTACGGAAAGAACGCTAAGAAACATCCAAAGGAACAGGTCGAAAAGATCGCTAATAGTATAAAGAGATTTGGCTGGGCGCAACCTATCGTTGTCGATAAAAACAACGATATTATTATTGGCCACGGCAGACTTCAAGCAGCAAAACAATTAGGGCTAAAAACTGTTCCGGTTATTCAAATGGAGAACCTTACGGAGGATGAGGTAAAAGCCCTACGTTTGGCCGATAACAAGCTAAACGAAAGCGAATGGGACATGGATCTTGTTAACCAGGAGCTTGAAGTGTTACCCGTCGACCTCAAAACACTTACAGGATTCGAGGATATAGAGATTTTAGACCCACAAGAGGATGATTTTGATACTACGCCTCCAGTAGAACCTAAGAGCACGTTAGGGGAAATTTATAAGCTAGGCGATCACCGTTTGATGTGTGGAGATAGCACAAAGATCGAGGATGTAGAGAAACTGATGGATGGGGAGAAGGCGGATATGGTGTTTACTGATCCTCCGTATGGTGTTGATTACTCTGGTGGCATTCAGTTTACAAATAGGGGGGTAAAGAAGGAACAGAGAGAAAGGCTGGAGAACGATGGTAATGCTGACATTTATATTGCGTCCGTTCCCATGATGGCTGTGTTTTGCAACGGGCCAATATATACATGGTTTGCTGATACTAAAGCACTAGAGTTATATCAAGCCATAAGGTCTATAGACGGACAGATACACGCCATGATTATCTGGGTGAAGAACGGCGGCTATGGTGCTTTGAATGCAAACTATAAACAGAAGCATGAGCCGTGTCTTTACTGGAAGCCAAATGGCGCAACACTCGGATTCGTAGGGGAGACCACAGAGACTACGATTTGGGAGATGAACAAGGACGGCAAGAACAAGGAGCATCCTACGCAAAAGCCAATTGCACTCGCAGCCAGAGCTATACAAAACCACGATAGCAAAAGAGTCTTAGATCTATTTGGCGGCTCCGGCTCCACTCTTATGGCCTGCGAGCAGACAAAACGTAAGTGTTATATGATGGAATTAGACCCAAAATATATAGACGTGATTATCAATCGTTGGGAAAAGTTTACAGGCTTAAAAGCTGAATTGCTCACGAACTAATATGGCCCAAGGTGTAGAGAGAAATAAAGAAGAAGTCTTAAAAGCTCTAGAGCCCTATTTTAAGCTAGGTTGTAGTGTTTTAAAGGCGTGTAAGTATGCTGGTGTTCCTCCCTCAACGGTAGACACTTGGATTCAGAACGATGATGATCTTCGTGTACAGGTAACAGCTTGGCAGAACGAGATTAGTGCTAAGGCTCGCGCAAATTGGCGGGCTAAGATTGCTTCCGGTGAGTATCTTCCAAGCATTCAATGGCTTGAACGAAACGAGAAGGATGACTTTTCTACTAAAACAGAAACAGACGTTACTACAGGTGGTGAGAAAATTAACTCAATCAGTACGATGTCTCCTGAAGCTCAAGAAGCCATACGCAAGATTTACGAGGAAGAAACAAAGAAGAAGATTCTTAACCCTTAGACTATGTTTGATGAACAGAACAAAGTTGAGACAAAGCGATATACTCTCTTTGGTCAAGAAGCTAGACGTAAGCTCTTAGATGGCGTTGATTCTGTTGCTAATGCAGTGAAAGTTACAATGGGAGCAAAGGGACGCAACGTAGTTACTAGCTACGGTCACACAACAAAAGACGGTGTAACTGTTGCTAAGGATGTTGATATCTCACACGACAAGGCTGCTGCTCATGGGGCCAAACTTATCAAAGCCGCAAGCGTTAAGACCTGTGACGTTGCAGGAGATGGAACGACTACTGTGTGTGTGCTTGCTCAAAGCATGATCCGTGAAGGGATGAAATGCTTGGACGAAGGGAAAGACGCGCAAGACCTCAAACGTGAGCTTGAAGAAAAGAAAGACCTCATCATTGACGCGTTAAAGGCACAGGCTGTTGCTACCACTGACATCCGTCAGATCGCTAATGTTTCCGCGAACGATGAGAAGATTGGAGGAATTGTTGCCGAAGCTGTTACGGCTGTTGGCGCAGAAGGTCTTGTGGTCGTTGAGAACACCTACGGAGAGGCAGAGGTAGAGATTGCAGATGGTTTACAGATTGACCGTGGCTTGCTTCCTGGCCCTTATCTCACAGATGGCCAACGTCGCCGAGCTGTTTACGAAGACGCGTACGTGCTTATTTTCAAAGGAAAGATTCACGATCTCCACGGGTTTGCTCAGGCCATTACGCCGGTTGTTAAAGAGGGGAAGCCTATTCTCATCATTGCAGATGATTACGACGTGCCTGTCTTGCGTTCCCTGGAACTTACACAGTTGCAAGGCGGTGGGCGTTTCATGCCTATCAACTCCCCAATGATCTACCACGACGATGCTCTCGAAGACATCGCCGTATATACAGGGGCTACGGTTCTCTCCGACGCAGACGGATTCAAGAACTTCAAGAGCGAATGGCTTGGAAAAGCAAAGTCCATTGTCTGCTCAACCGAGAAGACCACGATCCGATGTTACGAAGACCGCAAAGAAGCTATCGACAAACGTATCGAGGTTATCTTTGAACAGGCCAAGCAGTTTACAGACGCCGAACGCCGTAACGTAGAGAAACGCGCCTCTCGCCTTAACGGAAAGATGGCAGTGGTTAAACTCCCATCGACGACAGACGAAGAGGGGCGTGAGCAGAGAGATCGCGTTGAGGACGCTATATTCGCCTCACAAGCGGCGTTAGACATGGGAATCGTGCCTGGAGGTGGTTTCGTCTTCTTGAAGGCTGGGTACGTGCTTGAAGGAGATACGGATGGAGAGAGCATACTTCGCAAGGCTCTAATGGCACCAATGATGCAGATTTGTAAAAATGCAGGGAAAAGCCCCAACACTGTCGCTGAATCAATCTCACAAGATAAAGGCTTCAATGTGGTATCTGGTGAGTTTGAAGACCTTATGGCTACAGGGATCGTCGATCCTCTCAAAGTAAGTATTACAGCCTTTCAGAACGCATTGAGCGTCGCTTGTCTGGCTCTTACTACAGAAGCAATAATCTTTGACGAAAAAGTATGATTCGACCTATCGGAGTACACGTACTCGTTGAGCCTATCGAAGAAGAGTCTGTGATGATTAAACCAGAACAGTCTAAAGGTTCCGCAGAGCGTGGAATCATTCGCGGGATCGGTTCGCAGGTTGAGGATGAATCACTCAAAGAAGGCGACATCGTTATCTTTCGCAAGTATTCCCCAGAGGAGTTCCGCCACGAAGACAAGATGGTTTATCTGGTCGAACAGCAGGATCTAATGGGTGTGATTTATGAGCAAACTTAAATACGAGAAGGTTACACGCGCTAAACAGCGAGAGAACCAGAGACAACAGCGCTACTTCCGAGATGATATCGTACAACCGTTTGACGAGAAAGGACGCCGCTCTACTAAATTTGAACGTATTTATGGAACCAAAATCTATGGAAAACAATGAAATCGTGGCAGTTGAGACCAAGTTTAAGCGCGGTGACATGGTAACGCACAAGCTCGGTGTTAAAGGCGTTGTTGTTCAGGTCTTTACCCATGGAAAGGCAAAGGACGCACCAGAAGAAGAACCAATGAAACTTCTTCCGATGTTCGTCTATTCCGTCCAGCACCTCAACGCTAACGGGGAGATTGTGCAGTCAAACTTTGAAGAAGACATGATCGAGTGTGCTTAGTTTCCTATCACAATTCCTGGCTATCCTACTTGGAATCACGCTAAGCCTTGAAATCCATGCGTACTTTCAACGTAGGCGCACCAACCCAAACGAGCCGAGCTTAAAGATGACGTTAAGGAATCAGGCGAGGAAGCTGTTACCACAGGAAAAGGCAGAGTATTTCGCTCCTATGACAGCAGAGGAGTACGAAAATCACATGGAAGAGCTGTCGGGAAGGAATGATCTTTTGAGGAAATTGGATAAGTTCATGCCATGGAACTCACAGCCTCCCAAATCTCCCCCCTCGGATTCATAGAGGAAGAGGGAATCGTGAACGAAAGGGGCGAGAAGCTAGACTTCTACAATCGCCCTTTTCTTCTTGATCCTTTGTGCGACATGAGCCGCTTTCAGTGTTACAAGAAAGCTGCCCAAGGTATCGGAATGAGCGTTACTCTTGCTATCAAGTCTCTGTACTGTGCCAAGTATCGAGGTTGGTCGTTCATTCACTCTCAACCGACAGACGAAGATGCTCGCAACTTCGTAAAGACCAAGGTCAACAAGATGCTTAAAGCAAACAAATGCTTTAAGGATATTGAGAGCGATAACATCGAGCTTAAACAGTACGGAGGCCGTGACATCCATTACCAAGGAACAGGGTCAAAGTCCGGTGCGCTTTCTAAGACTGTTGACGTTATTATCCAGGACGAAAAGGATCGTTCCGATCAGGCATTCTTAAAGGAGCTTGAGTCTCGTACGATCAACTCCAAGATTAAAGGCGTGTGGTCACTTTCTAACCCGTCGATAGACGGGGCGGGAGTAGACAAAGACTGGAACGAATCAGATAAGAAAGAATGGTTCGTCTCCTGCTCTAATGGCCACGCACACCCTCTAAAATGGCCTGAGAGCGTCGATATACCAAACAAGCGGTATATCTGCTCTGAATGCAAAATAGAGCTTACAGACGACCAAAGACGGCGAGGGAAGTGGATACAGACAGGAGATCCAAACGCTAAGTTCTCCGGCTACCACATGACGCTTCTGTTCTGCCCGCTTATTTCCGCAGAATACGTTATTGAACAGTGGGAGGATGGGAAGAACCCAGAGTATTTCTACAACTTCATCCTCGGTGAGCCGTACTCCCCAGGAGATACAAAGATCGAACGTCACGCCATCGTTGATAACTGGACGCCAAAAAACCTTGAAACAGGTCAGTATTTCCTCGGTGTAGACGTTGGAAATATTAAACACTACGTTTTAGGGAGTGAGAAAGGTGTCATGCAGGTAGGGACTTTTACAGACTGGTATGAGCTAGACAAACTCCTTATGCGGTTCAGCCCAACAACCGTGATGGACGCCATGCCTGAAAACACCATGGCTCATCACTACAAAGATACACATAGAAACTTCTTTATCTCTCACTTTTCCAGGGATAAAGAGAACAATACGGTGATTCGGTGGGGAGAGAATGACAAGGAAGGGATTGTGTTCTCTGATCGTTCCCGTGTAATTGATAGGCTTGTTTCCGAGCTTTTGGAAGGTAAAATTCTGTTCTCACTTCCAAGTGACAGGTCTTTCCGAATGCTTGTGGAACACTGTGGAGACTTGCGGCGTGTAAAGGAAAAGGACGCGTTAGGGATTGAAAGATACGTTTGGGACTCTCTGACGGGAGAAGATCACCTGTTCTTTGCTCTTTTGTACTGGTATATTGCAAAACAGTGTGCGTCGTCTGGTTCTACAGAATACATGGTAGGAGTGAAGCCGGTTGAATCTATTGTGCAAACAAAAGATGGATTCAAAAACAACCTGGTTCAGTATTTAGAGGAAAAGACGGCCTATGGATCTTATCTTCCAGAGGATAGGGAATAAATGGTATCTAAAGTGGCAATTCGTTAGGGATATCTATTTCCTGATGATCCACGATATACGCTTTTGTTCTCTTAGAAACTCGAACGGTATCAGATACACGAAAGTGTCAAAGTATCTTCTCGATAGTTACGGAGTGGAAATTTCCCCACGAAAACTCAAATATCTAGTTCGTCTCATAAAAATGCGTAATTAGCAAAATTACAGGGATAAAACCCTGTTTTTTTGTACTAACAAGGCGTGAATATACACATATTTTATGCTGTTATTGAAAATATGCGATATATCGATCTTGATAATTCACAGCTTGTTGCTCTCATCGATAACCGATGGGCTTCTTCTTCGACTGTTTGGGACGAAGTTGAGAAAGTCACAAAGCGCAACAAGAAGACCTATACCGGCAAAAGTGACTGGTATGATCGCTCTCGCATTCCATTGAACCGCCCTCGTGTTCAAAGTAACCGTGTATTCACAAATACAGAAGCGGTTATCAACTCTCTCATCGCCAACCCTCCAAAGCCGAACATGATCCCTTCCCGGGACACAGAGGCTGCAAAGAAATTGGGCCAGATGTTGGAGAAAACCTTATCCATCAAGTACGACAAGCTCAACGTAAAAGAGGTGCTTCGTCAGTGTCTTCGCGACCTGTACTTTTCGCGTCTGTTTATTTGGAAGCCATTTTGGAACGTAGAGACCAACGATATTGACGTCCGTCGCGTTGATCCTCTTAAGGTTCGTATCTCCCCAACCGCTAAAAACGAGGTGGAAAGCGAGTTTATCATTGAGGAAATCGATACGACAGTTGGGAAACTGTGTGCTCTTTTTCCTGATAAACGCGATAAAATCATTGAGCTTGCAGGTTTAACCGAGGAGACTCTCATTATCAACAACCCTACCTGTTCATATAAAGAGACTTGGATTGGTTCTGATCTTTGTATTAAGTACAAGAATGAGATTCTCTACAAAGGCAAGAACCCTTATTGGGATTGGGATGGTCTTCGTGCAACCGATGAAGAGCTTGGAGAACTTGAAAAGGAAGACGACATTCCTAAGCGTCAGAAGCTCGAATCCATTAAGAATGCGGTTCTTTCTGATTACGGAGAGGTGCCAGAAGGCGAGGACGCAGGAATGCTCGTCCAGGATTACCGGAAGAAGATGTCAGAATCGGAAGATTCCGGTGTTGAGTTTGAACAATATTTGTACAACTACCACGACAAACCACGAAAACCCTATATTTTTGCCACTATTCTGAACAATCAGGATCGCCCTATCGGGATTACTTCGTTCATTGAACAGGCCGAATCCTTGCAGGAAATCGTAGACCGTACCGTTTACAACATCTGGTTGAACACAGAAATGGTCAACGGAATTACCAAGGTTGATAGCAATAAAACCAACGTATCCAAAGGAGACGCGCAGGTTCTTCGTTATGACGCCGGTGGAGTGCTATGGGGAGATGGAGTTATTGACGGAGTACAGCGTGAGTTCGGTGTTGGTCTCCCTGGGTTCGTGTTTGAAGCCATGCAGGACTATCGAAACGAGATCGACAACATCATGGCCGCTACCTCTGCATTCCGCGGAGAGCGTGAAGGCCAGGAAACAAAGGCAGGACGTCTTGCACTCGTTGAGCAGTCTTTCATGCGCTTAAACGAGATGGTGCAGGTTATCGACTATGTTTCACAGGAACTCTTTGGATGGTGGATGCAGTTGATGAAAGTGAAATACACAGAACGTCACCTCATCAAGGAGTTTGGCTCCGACCAGGCTGTCCAGGCTATCGAGATTACACAGGACGATATCGAAGATGGGATTGAAGTACGTGTTATTCCTGGTAAGACTTTGCCAGAGGATCGCCGCTTCCAGTTTGAACGCGCACAGGCAGACGTCGAGAAGGGCTATATCTCTCCTCTCGATTACCTGGAAGCCGCTGGATACATGAACCCGAAGGAAAAGGCACGCAACGCATTCGAGTTTGCGAAAGACCCTGCTAAAGCCCTCGGTATTCAGACAGAACAGATGGAACCCGCTCTTCCTGGAGTAGAACCAGCTCAACCTACAGGAGACGCACTTGCACCAGGTGGAGGAGCAGAAGCCGAAGCATTACAACCTCAATCAGTACCAGTAGGAATGTAGACAGAGGGGCTGAACGTCGGCCCTTTAATCTAACTTCTTATTAGACCAGGCCAACGGTGGGAGTCGAAAGACCAACCTGCTAGAGGACAGTCGGAAGGGTTATGCCACCACTTAACGCACCAGAGGTAGAGCCAGTTATCGATCCAGTTGTTGAGACACCTGTAGAAACAGAACCGGTAGACACTCCTGTCGATCCGGCCGTCGAAACACCTGCGGAAGTACCACAAGAGGCCCCAGTTGTAGAACAGGAGCTTTTTGACCTTCCTGACGGACGCAAGGTTGACGCAGAAACTCTTGCAAGAGAGTGGCGCGACAACTTTATGCCCGAGTACACACGCAAGTCCCAGTTAGTAGCAGAAATCAAGAAAGCACCAGAAGCGGCTCCTAAACCAGAATCTTTACTTGATAAAGAGGATTGGGCACCTAGCTCTACACGAGAGCTTGCTGACGCCATGAAAATGGAGATTTGGCAGTCGATTCAGGAAGAAGCTACACGTGAGGAACGCGAAGCAAAAGCACGAGAGGACTTTGTTGAAAAGGAGAAAGAATACCTAAAAGGTGTTGATCCTAATGTAAACATCCCTCAAGTGATGGCTTATGCCGCTAAACGCTCTCACACGTCCCTTGTAACGGCCTATAACGCCCTACAGGACATTGAGGAAGCTGCTAGACGTGCGGAGGATCGTGTACAAAAGAACCTTAAACTTCGTGCAGGTGAGCCAGTCGGCGCCTCCACACAACCCGTCACAGGAGATATTCAATTCCCTCCTGACGTACGGACACCGCTTGAAAAAGCGTTATATGTAATTCGACAAAATAAATAGTATGACTTTTTCTTCTCAGGTCACAAGCGTGACCCGAACATTCATTGTTCCTGAAATCTTCTCCCAGATTAACCTTGGTTCCCCATTTCTTTTCCAGACCCTCGCAGAGGCTAAGGATTGGGACACGGGAACTGCTTACGAGCTTCCTATCAAGTATGCACTCTCTACAAACGGAGGTGTTACTGGTATCGCAGATCAGCTCGATTCTAATCGCCAGACCAACCGCACCAAGATGACATTTCAGCCAAAATCTGCTTACAAGCCGGTTGTGGTTGCAGACATCGAAGTTGAACTCAACAAAGGTGACGAGCGTGTTATCTCTCTCGTAGCTGCAGAAATGCACTCCCAGACACAGGATCTTTGTGAAAACCAGGCTGACTACCTTTACGGTGGTACCGGAGCTGGTGACGAATGGGATTCCATCGTAAACGCTGCCGATGACGGAACTAACTACTCGACATATGGTGGTCTTTCGCGAACGACTTACCCTGCTCTTGACGGTTATTACATCGCCGCGGTCGGTGCTCAAACACTTGCAAAACTCGCTACGGCTTACGACGCAGTGGAAAAAGGAACAGACTCCCCAACGGGAATGTTCACCACAAAATCGCTATGGAGCGGGTACGAAGCTCTCCTCACGCCAACAACGCAAGCTCACTACTCGGCGCTCGGTGACCAAGTAGCTTCCATGACCCCAGACGGAATCGTCGTAGGTCGCAATGCTCTCTCTGGTACCCAGGGCTTCAAAGCTCTTACATACCGTGGAACTCCTTACATGAAGGACGAGCACTGCCCAAGTGGAAAGATCTTCCTTGTGAACACTCGCAACGAAGGAAAGTTCCGCAACTTCGGATACGCTGCTATCACCCGCACCTCTGGAAACTTCTCCCGCAAGAACTTCAATATGAAGGCAGGAGACCCACAAGGTACGTTCGGTTCTAGCAAGATTCCAAAGGGCTTCAACTTCCGCGACATGATGTCTCCTGTCGATCAGCTCTCCTAGGTCGGTTACTTGTTCTTTGACGGTAACTTCTTCGCTGCACAGCCACGCTTGCAGGGTCAGATGGTCGGAGTCACCTAATTTATTCACCTTTTACCTGGAGAGGGAGCTTAAACACTCCCTCTACCAGATAAGGTAAACAACGAATATATGGCAGATTCAGACTTTCTTCTATAGCAATACGTTGACGTTGTGAATCAACACGGGATCAACACATTAAAGGATTGTACGTTTTCTGGAACGGTTACGTTCTCGGTAACGCTGTAACTGATACGACTGGTATCAACGGTGCTACTACAATCACATCCACAAGTGCTTCTGCTCTTACAGTGGGAGCAAACGGAGCTACTAACCCAGTTCTTAAAGTAGACGCTGCAACTGCGTCTGTTGCGACAGGTGTCTCCATTACTGGTGCCGCAGCAGCAGGAGGTGTTGCTGTAGCCGTTGTTTCTTCAGGAACAAACGAAAACATCACCTTAGATGCTAAGGGTTCAGGAACAATCACACTTAACGGAACAGGAACAGGCAACATTGTTCTTGGACGTGCCGCTACAGGTGTTTCTGCTTCCATGACCGGTGCTGTAACAGCCAAGAGCGCAACTGCTGTTCCAGCAACCGCCGGGGCTGTCGCCGCTGGCGCCCCTTTGGTGAGCAACAGCAACGGCATGACTATCGAATGGACGACCGATGCTCCAACGCATACTCGCCCTAAAGGCTCTGTGTGTTTGAACATTAACGGGTCTAGCTCGTCTACCCGTATGTACATCAACACAGATGGGGCAGGAACTTGGACGGCTGTTACAACTGCTGCTTAATTACTCAATCGCGTGCTACGCGAAAATTGCGGGGAGGCTTAAGCCCGACCGCTGAAAATATATGGTTACAATTTCTTTTCAGGACACACTTCAGACCTCCACCACCCCTCAAATGCTTCTCGGTGCTCACGCTTCGACCCCAGACGGATCGGAATGGGTGTACACAAAGCTAAATGAGGCTGCTTCTCAGGGATTCGTCGTGGTTCCTGTAGCAAACACAAACGTAGACACTGTTTCTTCTTCGACGAACGGAGCCGGACAGATTGTCTTCATTACAGAAGCCTCTGCCGGATGGACTGCTGGTCAGTTCGCAAACGCTTGGCTTGTTGTTGACGATGGAACCGGTGAAGGACAGGTTGCTAAGATTCGCACCAACTCCGCAGATACTCTCGAGCTTTACCCACAGTGGGCGCTTACGACTCCTCTCGCTGTTGCTGATTCGGACATCCTTATCAGCCGCTACGAAGTTCTTTCCGAAAAGTCTGCTATTACAGACAAAGCTCAGAACGCTCTCGGTATCTGTCAGGTAGCTTTTGCCGCCGCAGACTACGGATGGGTTCTCCGCTTCGGACAGGGAATCGTTATCGCTGGTGAAGTTCTTACCGACGATCTCTCCTTTGTTACTGGAGATGATACAGAAGGTCAGGTTCTCAAAGGTACGACCGCAAAGGGTGCCTTCGACGAACAGGCTCTCGGTACCGTTCTCGCTGCTAACACGACAGCCGACAAGGGCGCTCTCGTGATGGTCAGCATCGGTATTTAGTGTTCCGCTCATGCCTCTCTCCCACAAGGGAGGCAGAGTGCGGCACATTAGCCGTCGAGTGCTGTAATCGCTCTCGTAATACACAAGCGTATGTCAATGGATCTAGGACGCATTGCGAATATCACGAACATCACAGGAGAAGACTTTACACATGCCTACGGTGGACAGCCGTTCACTGTAAATGCAGGGGAAACACTTATGTTTCCGTTCGATCTTGCACGCCATCTCTCAAAACACTTGGCTCGTAAGATCCTATTGTCCACGACCCCGCACGATCCTAAGAACGACCGCCCTATCTTCTCCAAAGAGACAGAAGATAGCCTTGTTTTGAAGATTATGGGTCAGGAAATGCGTATGCCTGTCTCTCCACAGCTTAGTCAGGCAGAAATACTCAATGCCCGAGTGCGTGAGTTGAACGAGAATAAACCAGAAAACGCCCCAACCGGTGAGCGCACAAAAGCCGATGTTATTGCAGAGCTAGAAAAAGCAGGATTGCCTGTAGACAAGCGTAATTCTATGGCATCTCTTGAAGAACAGCTTGCAAAACACAAAGCCTCATCCGTTTAATAGACTCATCTATGGACGAATTTGAAGCCCAACAGGAACTCGCTAAGCTCTCTTTGGCAATCCAAGAAGGCCGTCGGGAACTTGATGGGCTTCGTTCGTTAAAAGAGGAGTTTATTGAGGAAAGATCAAAAGAGGTGAACGCGGCGGTCTATGCGACACTTGAAAGCTGTAAAAGTGTTCTAAACGAGGCAAAAGAGGCAGCAAACGCGGTTGTAGCCATGCGAATCCAAGCAGAAGAGTGCCTAAACCAGGCAAAAGACCTAAAGAAAGCGGCCAAGGATACAAAAGAAGCTAAAGAAGAAGAGATAAAAGACCTACTAAAAACACTTGAAGAGGATAGAGAATCTCTAAAGGATCAGGAAACAGTGATAATCGCGGAAAGAATACGTCAAACAGAGTCACTAGAAGGAATCAAGACACTTCTCGCAGTGATTGAAAAAGAAAAGCAGAGTTTGAGAAACGAGCGGCATAAGCTCGCTATAGCGAACCAAGTATGCCAGAAGCAGCAAGAGACCAAAACAGAGTAACAGCCATGCTAGCGGTCAATCCAAGCGGTCAAACGGTGAATGTACTCATCGATGACGCTACAGGATATTTACTTGCAAAGATTCAATTCGCTTCATCTTTCTCATCTGTAGCAACAAGCAATATTCTTAAAAGAGACCAGAATAGAGTTACTGCAAAAGGAGGAGTAATACCAAGTGGAACAGTTACGGGCCTGTTGATTGATAATAATAACGACGGAATTAGAGCTGTTTTAGCATAAATATATGGCCGAAGAAATACTCAAGAGGGATGTTAACCGAACAACTGTAGTAGGAGGAGTTTCAAATGACGCAAGTCTTGAGGTACGAAATCTGCGTGTTGACCCGTCAACAAATGCTCTGATTATTTTAGGTGACATAACAGTAACAAGCTCCGTTTTACCAACAGGTGCGGCCACACTTGCCGAACAGCAAACACAGACCGCTTCTCTTTCTGTACTGGATGACTGGGACGAATCTGACCGTGCAAAAGTCAACCTTATTGTTGGCCAAGCAGGTATTGCCGCTGGTACTGGTGTAGATGGTGTGACTGTTCCTCGTGTTTCTCTTGCAACTAACGTTCCGCTTCCGGCAGGTACAGCACTTCTCGGTAAAACTGGTCGTGACACAAATGCTTCTGGTACACCTACGAGCGTGGCTAGTTCTGCAAGTAACCAAACGCTTTTAGCGTCTAATGCGTCTCGAAAGCACGTTATTATCTATAACAATTCAGCTCAATCGCTGAATATTAAGTACGGAGCAACGGCTTCTTCTACAAGTTTTACGACCCGTATTCCTCCTTTCTATGAGTGGGAGATGTCGGGAGCTATCTATACAGGGATCATTGATGGTATTTGGGATGCAGCAAATGGAGCTGCACTTGTAACTGAACTCTAGTATGGCTTTATACGGTCAAACAAATCAAAAACGAATTGGTCGATTAGATTCAGGAATGCAGATTGGTCAAATTACAGCCGGGAACTCTTCGACCGTTATGTCTGGCTCCGGTATTTATTTTGGTAACTCGCTTACTGTTGATAACACTCATACAAAAGGCGTTGACCGGTATGGGCGGTATTATCAAGCTATTACGTCTGCTTTATCAGGTAACAATGCTGGGCAAACTCACGGAGATCAGGCGTTTCGCATGGATCAACAACATGCAACATATCATGCCATGAGCCTTAGCTCGGTAGCGTCAGTACGTGTTTTTTGCGGTCAAATACAAGGAACAGGTGTCAACTTTGCTTCTTGTGTTGATTCAGACACTCTTGGTGCGCCAGGATTTGGCTTTCAGTTTTCTACTCCACGAGGAGATACTAACTGGCAGTTTATTTCTTGGGATGGATCTAACCAAACAACTACAAACACAGGAGTAGCGGCTGCGGCAACAACACTGTACCAGTTTGAAATAGATGTTTTATCAACTTCTGCCGTTTCTTGGAAAATCCTTGATTACACCGGTGCTACCCTTGCTTCTGGTACTGCCACTGCAACTCTTCCATCTGCAACTGTTGCCTTTCTTTCTGCTCAAGCTATTGAAACTGAAACAACCGCAACAAAAGGATTGTTCACTTATCTGATTGGGGCAGCCTCACAAGGATTTAAAAAATTATAGTGTATGTCTGAAATACATTTAAAAGTTCTTTACCACGACCTTACTAACGAGCAATTAGAGGGTATTAGAGCTATATCAAAAGACAGCGTGCGCCGTAATGGAATTGACGCATGGTTTGAACCTTTGGATGGTATTACCGATGAACAAATCGCTAGTGTTTGCCAAGAATTTGACTTAGTTCGAATACAATAAATCAACACTAGCTTAGTATATGTCGGAGGACACGTCGTTGCATGAAAAAGTGGGAGTCTTGAAAGGTCTTATGGAGGGCCAGATAGACGCATTGAGCGAATTCAAAAATGAAATGCGTGCTTACATGGAAAAAGACCTGCAAGCTCACGATGACATTAAAAAAGAAGTACACGGTCTAGCTACGAATCAAGCGGTTGAGAAGGTAAAACTAGGTGCTATTGTGGCAGTAGCAACAGTTATTGTTAATCAGATTATCGCAGGGTTCTTCAAGCCTTAGTATGAAGGAATATTTCAACATGGCACTGCTCTTTCTCATACTAATCTGTTGTCTGTTTATCTCCAATGTCGTTAATCAGATTCTTATTGAGACGCACAGTATTAAACAAACAATGGCTGATTGGACTTTATATGAAACTAAAGAATAAAGATTCTGGAAGAATAATTGAGCTAAAGAAAAAGCCAGAACAAAAAGGTTTTAAAATGGGAGAAATGTGGAGGCTAGCTATGGGTAATGCTGCCAAACGTAACTTGAATAAAGTTTAAACATATGGCCGAAGCTCCTCGCGATCAAAACCGAGTACCTGCTGCCCTCGGTGTCAATGACATTACAGGGGCTACACAGGCTTTTAAAACAGACGCAGATGGTAACTTGCTTATCTCTGCTACTTTCAGTGCATCTTTAGGTGATCTTTCAGATGTTGTTTTAACGAATCCACTCGTAGATGGTCAGGTGTTAACATATGACTCTGGAACCTCTAAATGGGTAAACGAGTCTGTTACAGGTTCAGGAGACGTTGTAGGCCCTGCTTCTGCCACAGACAACGCCATTGTTCGTTTTGATGGAACCTCAGGCAAGCTCATTCAGAATAGCGCCGTAACCATTGCCGACACTACCGGTGTTACTACCGGAATGGTTTTTCCAAATACAGGGCTAAACGTACAGGACACGAACGCCTCGCACACACTGAATATCAAGCCTGGAAGTGACATAACAGCAAACAGAACGCTTACACTTACTACAGGAGACGCAGACCGTACGATCTCTGTTGGTGGTGACTTAACGACAGCCGCAGCTTTTATAACATCCGGTGCCAACTCTTTGACGTTGACCACAACAGGCGCTACAAACGTCACTCTTCCTACTACCGGAACACTAGCGACACTTACTGGATCGGAAGCATTCACAAATAAGACCTATAACGGACTTACCGTTACTTCGAGTACTGGAACTTTGACGATTGCAAATGGAAAAACTTTTACAGCCAGCAACTCACTTACGCTTGCAGGAACAGACGCAACAACCATTACTTTTCAAGGGACGGATACATACGTAGGTCGTACTACTACAGACACTCTCACAAACAAAACTCTCACAGCTCCACGCATTGCAAACGCTGGGTTTATCGCAGACGCAAACGGTAACGAGGAGATCATCTTTACCACTACAGCTTCCGCAGTAAACGAGTTTACCGTTGCTAACGCAGCAACAGGAACAAACCCTACTATTACAGCTTCCGGTGGAGACACAAACGTAGGAATTGACCTTCAAGCTAAGGGAACAGGAGCATATCGTTTCCTTGGTACTTCTTCACAAGCCGCAGAAATTCGCTTGTTTGAAGATACCGACAACGGTACAAACTACACGGCATTTCGTGTTGGAACGCAGTCTGCCGACATCACCTACACACTTCCTACGGCTCAAGGAGCGTCTTCTACGGTCTTACAAAACGATGGAAGCGGTAACTTGTCCTGGGCATCGGTTAGTGCGGGTGGAACATATCTTTCGGGTGTTTCTTCGGACGCTTCAAACTGTATTGTAGCCGTTCAGAACCTTGCAGATACCGGATATTACACATTCACGTCTAACGGTTCTGGAAGTGCAAGCGCCAAGGTAAACATGGGGAACTACAAACTTACTGCAGGAAACGCTGCCGGTAGGTTTACGGTTGTTACTCCTGCTGCTTCTGGAACAGTGGATTATTCCGGTAAATTCGGTTTTGTTGTCAGCTTTAACGTCGAAGCTACAACATCTCAAGATGTGTATGTAGGTTTTGATAATGGAGGAATTATTGATTCCGCTACTGGTGTTACAGTAAACGCTACCGCAACAAACGATCACGCTGGATTCTACATTGAAGACGGAACACTTTACGCAAGTAACGGTTCCGGTTCGGCACAGACACGTACAGATATCACTTCTGGCGTAACTCTGACAGACCTCAACTCCTACTACTTAAAAGGAACCGCTTCTTCGATTGAGTTTTATGTAAACAACACATTGAAGGCAACGCATACCACAAACTTGCCAAACTCCGTAGATGGTACGTTCCGTATGGGGATTGAGTCACAAGCAGCGGCAAACAAGGTTCTCAACATAAACAACGGCTTCCCTATTCAGGCTAAGATGTCCTTCTAATATGGCCTCTGACGTACTGAAATGGGAGGATATCGTGAGCAAAGATGGAATGTATATCACTCCTGTTGTTCCTGGTACGTCGGCCGCAACCGCAACGAATTACGGCGTATTCTTTTCCGCTCGATGGGCTACAGAAGTACAGGCAATTATTGAGACACATGATGTCGCCGGTTCTGATTTAGGTGCTGTTACTTTACAGGTAGAGCGTCTTAAACCAGGTGTAGCGCCTGGAGCTGGGGAGGTGTTACTCACCACAGCTTTTGACCTTAAAAGCACAGCAAACACTCCTGTTACAAAGAGCAAGTTTGACTTCTCTCGCACACGCTCAACGGTGGATGGTCTTCTCCCTCGTCAGCTAGAGCCTGGAGATCGTTTAGCGTTAAGAACTTCTGGTGTACTCGACGCAGTGGATCAGGTAAGCGTCACGCTCTACGTCACACATATTGGTAAAGGTGATTATAGATAATATGCCTAAGATTGTAGGAGGAAATAAGATCATCTTTGACCAGGAAGACTTCCTAAACGGACTGCACCCGCAGTACGGAACAAGTCTTACCGCT